CCGATGGTTGGCTCGACATTTCCGCCGCCGATTACTTCGGCGAGAACGGATTGCGGCGCTTGCAGAACGAGACCGACGCGAATTATCGGACGCGGATCAAAATCAACATCGTGCGCGAGCGCGGCACGCGCGCGGCAATCACGAAGATTCTGACCGACCTCACCGGGCGCGCGCCGACGATCGTCGAGCCGACTCGACCGCAGGATACGGGCGCATACCGCTCGGGCGGCATCGGGTACGGCGTCGCCGGCGCATACGGCTCGCTGCTACTCAACTATCAAGCCTTCGTCACCGCGTACCGACCGGCCGGCTCCGGCCTTCCGTATATCCAAGGCTATGGCACATCGCCCGGCGGATACGCAAGGGCGTCGCGCGCTGCTTACGCCGACATCGGCGATATGACGACCGGCGTCACCGATGCGGCGATCTATGCCGCGATCGCCTCCGTTATTCCCGCCGCGACGATTGCATGGGTCGCCATCAGTAACTAATCCCGCCGACACGCATCACCAAGCCCGCCGCGCGCGGGCTTTTTCTTTTGGAGATTCACTTTGGATCGTCAGATTGTTTATCCCGGCGCGGTTCCGCTCGAAACCGACATCCTGAACACGAACAAAAACGCGATGTTCGCGCTCGGGCAGTTCGCGCAAGACGTATTCGGCACAGCCACGGTATTCAACGGCCTCGCGTGCGTTCCGAACACGCCGGCAGCAATGAACGTCATCGTGCAGCCGGGCGTCGTGTACGCGCAGGCGGCGCTCGATGCGACGGCTTACTCGTCGCTCGCGGCTGATTCGACCGTGACGCAGAAGCAAGGCATTCTCAAGACGGCGCAGACCTTCGCGACGCCGGCGCCGGTGACGTCGGGTCAGTCGATCGTCTACCTGATTTCCGCATCGTTCCTCGAAGCCGATACGGGCGCGACTGTGCTTCCGTATTACAACGCGTCGAACCCGGCGCAAGCGTACAGCGGCCCGAACAACCTCGGCACGTCGCAGAACACGCTGCGCCAGGACACCGTTCAATTGACGCTCACGACTGGCGTCCCGGCGACGACTGGCTCGCAACTGACGCCGGCAACGCCTAACGGTCAAACCGCGCTCTACACGGTCACGGTCGCCTATGGCGCGGCGACCGTTGTCGCTGGCAACATCGCAAAGGCGTCGGGGGCACCGTTCCTAACCTCTGCTTTGCTTGCTCAAATCCAAGCGCGCGCGCTCCTTAACGGAGACTCGACGCAGACATTTAGCGTCGGCCCCGCAACGCTGAGCCAGCATGCGATGCAGCTTGGTCAGTTCTCGGCGGCGGCTGTTTCTGCGGGTCTTATCAAAACCGTCAAGTATCAAATCTTCACGTCGTCGGGAACCTACACGCCGTCGACGGGTATGGTGTATTGCGTCGCTGAAGTTATCGGTGGCGGCGGCGGCGGCGGCGGATCGTCGGGCGGCTCAAGCGCGAGCGGCGGCGCTGGCGGCGGTGGCGCTGGCGGATACGGCAAATCAATTTTCCCGGCTGCGACGATTGGCGCATCGCAAGTCGTCACCGTAGGTGCGGCCGGAACGGGCGGCTCGGTAGGGGCGAACAACGGCGGGACGGGCGGAGCGTCGAGCGTGGGCGCACTGATTACGAGCAACGGGGGCGCCGGTGGCACCAATGGCACATCCAATGCCGCAGTCGGGTCGCTTAACGGCGGCGGCGGCGGCGGGACTGCCGCTAGCGCTCAGATTAACGTCGCCGGCCAACAGGGGCTTAGTGGCGTCGGGTACGGAAGTGTTTCTGCGCTCGGCGGCTCTGGCGGGAACGGGCCATTCGGCACCGGAGGTTCCCAGGCGATCATCTCGGCCGGAAACGCCGCAACAGGGCGCGGCGCTGGCGGCGGTGGCGCGGCTTCGCTGACGACTTCGTTCGCAGGCGGCAACGGCTCAGGCGGGATCGTTGTCATTCAAGAATTCTGCTCGCAATAATCCAAATGAACATGAGATACGCTCTAGTAAATCAACAAAGCGGCATTGTTGAAAACGTCATTGCGATTGACGATTTGAATCATTGGCCGGTTCCAGGCGGGTTTGAAATCAAGCAAAGCGACACGGCCAATATCGATGACGTTTATTCGGATGGTGCGTTTTCTACGCCGGAAGTGAAGGGGCAATGACAACACTTTCAGGCTACCATCGGACAAAAGATTTCTCCTGTGTGGCGCCCGGTCTAAATGAAGAATTGGACGCCATTGCGAATTGCGGGGATGCAATTGTTAATCCGGCTACGGGAAAGTGGTTTTCGAACGACTGCCCGCCTGCGCGCATTCATCGGATAACCGACCGGGTTTTGATTGGGGCGGCGACCGTCGCGAGTTGCGACAACCCGGAAACGACAAGGGATTGGCTTGAAATAGCGGTTCCGTCGACGGCCTCTCAAGCGATGGTCGTTGCGCTTAGTCCGAACGGCCGCATTGCCATGCTGGCTGGCACGCGAACATCGGACGCCGGCATAACCGGTGACGAGGATGGCTGTGCCGGCGTTAGCGTAGTAATTAATGACGCGTGCGGCGAAGCGAAGCAAGTCGGCTTCGGACACTACTTTGAGTCGCAGCAACTTCCGGGCGCCGGGTTCACTGCCTCCATCGAAGCGGATAGCGTGAATCTGAGCGGCGTCGTTTCTCCGCTCAATCCGTATTCGATGTTTCAGGATTCGACTGTCAATATTTGGCTCGGGGCGGGCGGCAACCGGCCCGGCTCAATTAATTCGAGCGCCGCGATTGGCATCGTGCAAAACGGCGCAAAGTACGAGAAGGGCATCGTATTCCAGACGGGGAGCATATCGAGCAATGAGGCGATCGCCTTCGCGTCGGGGCACGCCATTCAGTGGTGGGGCGCCGATGGCGTGCCGACTAGCTTTGTTCAAAGCACGACGCATTCAACCCCTGGTGGAATCGTATTCGCTGACCGTGGCATTTATTTCGGCAACAACGGCGCAACCGTTGGCGGGTTCCTCGTTCCCTATGTCGATGGCGCGGTCGATTTCGTTACGGCAATCGGCGCCAAGGCGGGCGGCTTCGTGCAAGTTGCCGCGGACGGGCAGGATGCAAATATTGGGCTGGCTTTGACGCCAAAGGGCAACGGCTTGCTGATCCTCGGTGGGATCAACCAGACGCCATCGGGCGCCCCGATCAATGGCCTCGAAGTGATCAACGCCCGCGACGGTCAAACGTATGTGATTCCGCTATACAGGAAGGTGTGACGATGGAAAAAGACGCATTGCTCAGGAACGCACTTGCGTTGCAGAGAAACGCCGCGCTTGACGCGCTTGCCGTCGCAACCGCTGAAAATCAGGCGCTTCGGCAGCGAGTCGCCGAGTTGGAAGGGGCTGCTGGCAACAAAGAGTCGCAGCAGCAAACCTAGCCAATCTGCGCGGCGGGCACTTGGTCGGCGCCGGATGCTGGTAGTCGCCTATTCAGTGCGCCGCGCCTCTTGAGCTTGAGAGCCGGCTGCTCAATGATTTTCCAAGACGCATACGCAATTATGAGCGTGATTACAAAAGTGCCGGCGAACAGTGGCGCAACGTGCAGATTGATTCCTTTGCTCACGCAGAGATAAATCAGCACCTGAGCGACGGGCCATCCATAGAGGTATATGCCATAAGAGATGTCGTTTTTGATCTTGAGCACTGGCCTCAAATCTTTCCCGACGAACAGCACCGCGATCGGGAAGCATGCCAAGAAAACGATGCGCTGTATCTCAGTACCCGAAATGGATGGCCCCCACAGAAACAAGACGTGATCCCTAGCGAACTCGGTCAGCATGGAAAATGCTGCCGGGCTGGCAGAAACAGCCAGCGCGATCACGGCTGGAATGCCACACGCCGTCAGGTTGACGCGATCCACGATCGTTCGAAGAAACGCGCCGAAAAGGAAGCACATCAACATCGGCGCGATCACCAAATAGCCTGCGCTCATATTGCTCGTATTGGTCAAGTAGACCATCCAGGCAGCAGCAAAAAACGCTGGCATGGATGCCGACGAGAGAACGCCTATCAACCCTAGTGCAGCAACACCCGCATAACACAAAGCCTCCCAATTGAGCGTCCAAACCGGGCCATTTGAGAGGTATGGAACGGGGTTCGCGCGAAAGTGATCGCAGGCGAATGCCGCAAGTGTTGAGAGGCAGAGCGCGACCGCAACGCCCGGAACGATGCGAAGCGCTCGGTTCCATGCGAACCGGATTACCTTCGGCTCTCTCATGAAGCTGTCGCATATTAGGTATCCGCTAATAGCGAAAAATCCCTGAACTGAGATGTTTCCGATCGTTCTTCCCCAAATCGCCGGCTCGGCTACTCCTGCCAGTGCAAACGAGTGAGAGAAAACTACTGCGGACGCGAAAAACAATCGAAGCAGGTTGAAATTGTTTTCGCGCTGCTGATGGTGCTTGGTTTGCATTTTCCCTCCGAACTTTTCGCGTGATTATATCGCTTAACCTTTTCTACAAGCCGCCTCCGGGCGGCTTTTTCTTTGGATGACCGATGGATTTCAACATTCTCAACGGCTGGCTGATTCTTCTCGCGACCGGCTGCGGCGCCGTCATTTGGTGGATGTTTCGCAGTATGCACTCGCGCGTCGAGAAGTTGGAAACCGCGCATGCGGACTTCAAATTGCATTGCGCCGAGACCTTCGTAACGTCGAACACGCTCGAAAAGGCGCTCGACAACCTGAATCGGACAATCAACGCTGTATTCGCGAAGTTGGAGCGCATCGAAGACAAGCTTGATTCGAAGGCTGACAAGCCATGAACATAACGCCGGCTTTACTCGAAAACGCATGCCAGTCGATGACGGTGAACGCGGCCAAATTCGCCGCACCGCTGACCGCCGCATGCGAGCGCTACTCGATCAACACGCCGCAACGCCTCGCGGCATTTCTCGCCCAGGTCGGCCACGAATCCGGCTCGCTCGGCGCGACGTCCGAATCGTTCAATTACGCGATTCCCGCGCTGATGGCGACGTTCCCGCGCGTGATGACGTATGCGGTCGCGGTGAAGTACGGCCGGCAACCGAACGAGAAGGCGATTCCGCTCGACCGGCAAGCGCAGATTGCAAACATGGTCTACGCGAACAAGTACGGCAACGGCAACGCGGCGAGCGGTGACGGCTGGAAATATCGCGGCTCGGGCCTCGTGCAGACGACGTTCAAAGCGAACTTCGCGGACGCTGCGAAAGACATTGGCGCCGACATCGTTGCGAACCCCGACCTCGTGCGCACCGACCCGGCAACTGCGGCACTCGTCGCGGGCTTCTTCTGGATCAATCACGGCTTGAACGCGCTCGCGGACGCCGGCGAGTTCGACGCCATCACCCGGCGCATAAACCCTGCGATGGTCGGCGCCGATGCGCGCCGCGCGCGATGGGCGAAGGCGAAAGCCGCGCTCGGCATCTAATGCAACCGCCCGCCTCGCGCGGGCTTTTTTATGCACGAACACACGCAAACCGAAACGATTCACTTCTCGATCAATTATCCCGATCACCCTCCGCGCACCGAGTCGGCGCTGTTCCGAAAAACGAAGCATCACCTCGTGCATGTGCTTGATACGCCGTGTTGGGTTTGCGGCACGAAAGAGGCGCGGGAGGTTCATCACTTCAACATCGAATGGGCCGACAGCGAAGGCGTCGATTGGGAAAAGATGCGCGCGCTGCATCCCGCTTTCGACTGGTCGACGTTCAAAGAGCCGGCCGATTTCGTCGACTCCGAATACAACATGCGCGTTCTTTGCGCGCGTCATCACCGCGGCGTGAATCACGGCATCCACATGCTGCCTTATCCGATGTGGATCATGCAGAAGGTCGCGCGCGCCGACTTCGTTTTCTCTCCTGATGAGGTTCATTGATGCTGAAGAAACTCCGCGAACTCATCACCGGCGACGATAACGCGACGCTCGAACCGAGCTACGCGTTCTCCGCGCTCGCAATCCTGATCGGCCTCGGTCTCGAAATCTTTGCCGTCGTCGCTGGCAAGCCCTTCGACATGCAGGCATACGGCATCGGCGCCGGCGCGCTTCTCACCGGCCTCGGGTTCTCCGCAAAGCTCGGCAAGTAATCCCCTCCCCTCTCGCAGTCAACAGCCCGCCTCGTGCGGGCTTTTTGTTTTGGAGAAGCAATGACGATTGGTTTGTCTGCAACCGCGCGCAATGCGCGACTCGACGCGATCACGACGCAAGCCGGCGCGAACGCAAAGATCAATTTTTACACCGGCTCCCGCCCGGCGACCGGCGGCACGGCGACGACCCTGCTCGCGACCGTGACGTGCGGCGCGACGCTCGCGGCGGCATCGAGCGGCGGTGTTCTCACCTTCAACGCAACGACTCCGGGAACTGCGGTCGCAACCGGAACGGCGACCTGGGCGCGGCTCACGACCTCGGGCGGAACGTTCGTCGCCGACCTGGACGTCGGCACCGCCGGCCCGGCTGAGATTGTCATGGCGACGACCTCTATCGTCAGCGGCGCGTCGGTCAGCATCACGTCGGGCACGCTCACCGAAGGCAACGCATAACGGGAGGTCGCAATGGCGGCTACCGTTGTCGTTGTAACAAGCGGGTCTAATTGGACGGTCCCGGCTGACTGTACGGGCACGCTCGACCTCGTTGAAGTTTGGGGCGCGGGCGCGAGCGGCAACGCTGACGCGCCGAACGGCTCGCCCGGCGGCGGATCGGGCGGCTATTCGAGCAGCGCGGGCCTCACTGGCTACACGCCTGGCGCATCGATTCCGATCGGTCTCGGTATTGGCGGCGCTTCGTCGCAAACCGGATCGGGCTTCGGCTTCAACGGCACCGGCACATTTTTCAATGGCTCGTCGGTCGCCTCGTCGGCCGTCTCGGCAAATGGCGGCTCCGCTCCCGTAAGCGGATCGTCGACAGGCGGTCTCGGCGCAACGACGACCGGCGCCAACGGCACGACAAAGCGCGCGGGCGCTGCGGGCGGCAACGGGCGCAACGTCGCGAACGGCGGCGCCGGCGGCGGTGGTGGTGCGCCTGGCCCGGACGGCGCCGGTGTTGCTGGCGTCTCCGCGACAACGAGCGCGGGCGGCGCCGGCGGTAATGGTGACGCTAGTTTAGGTGGCGCGAAGGGCACGGCGGGCGCCGCAACAGGAGTCGGCAACGGCGGCGCAGGCGCAGCGAACGCAAACGGCGGCGGCGGTGGCGGCGGTGGCGGTGGCGGCACGACCGGCTCAACGTCGAGCGGCAACAACGGCGGCGACGGCGGCTTTCCTGGCGGCGGCTCCGGTGGCGGCGGGTGGGGTTCGAGCTACGGCGGCACGGCGGCAGGCGGTCAAATCCGCATCACTTACACGCCGGCGGCGGCTCCTAGCGGCACGATCGCAGGCACGCTCTCGGGCATCACCGGCGCATTCGTCGGCGCCGAGTCGGAATCGGGCGCGCTGTCGGGTTCGCTCGCTGGCGTGAGCGGTTCGCTCTCCGGCGCGCAGACGTTCGCCGGCGCGCTCGGCGGCACATTGTCGGGCGTCTCGGGCGCGATCGCGGCGGCTGAATCCGTTCCGTCGACCGTCTCGGCGTCGCTTGCTGGCGTCTCCGGCGCGCTCTCCGGCGCCGAATCGATTTCCGGCTCGGTCTCCGGCTCGCTCGCGGGCGTCTCCGGCGCGGTCTCAGCGAAACAGGCGATCAGCGCGGCGCTCGGCGGCTCGCTGGCGGGCGTCGGCGGCTCGTTCGTTGCGGCGACCTTCACCGGCGCCGGCGGCGCCCTATCCGGCTCCCTGGCTGGCGTCTCGGGCGCTTTCTCCGCATCGGTCACGCTCAATCCATCGGGCACGCTCGCCGGTTCGCTCGCTGGCGTCTCCGGATCGCTCTCCGCGTCGGTTGTGCCGAACCCGGCTGGCGTGCTCGCTGGCGCCCTCTCCGGCGTCTCGGGCGGCATGTCTGCGGCGATCGGCATCAGCGGCGTCGCGAGCGGCACGCTCTCGGGCGTTTCTGGCGCTCTCTCGGCACTCTCGTATGCGAACCCTTCGGCGGTCATCGGCGGGGCGCTGGCGGGCGTCTCCGCGCACATCGTCGCGGTTTCCATCGACACGAGCACGCCGGACCCGATTCGCTTGACGGTTCCGCGCGAAATCCGCTCGGCGCGGGTCTCCGCGGAGTCGCGGCGCGTCGCTGCGCGGCCTGAAGTGCAGTCGGTATCCATCGGCGCCGAATCGCGGCGCTTCGTCGTTCCCGCTGAATCCCGAAATTTCATCGCACGTTAAAAGGGTCTCATATGGGCTTTGCCTCTCCGCTGCCGCCGAAAGCTCCGGCGGCGGTTCTCGATTATCAAATGGACTGGTCTAGCTGGCTCTCGGCCGGCGAGACCATTTCGAGCGCCGTTGTGTCGTCTGACGCGGGTCTGACGGTCAATCCGGCCGGCAAGGCGACGAGCGTCACCGCTGGCGTCGTGACGTTCTGGCTCGGCGGCGGTACGTCGGGCACATACGCCGTCACGGTCACGGTCACAACAAGCTCGCGCGTCGACAGCCGGACGATTCAAGTCACGGTCGCGCCGCGCGTCATCTTGGGGGTTTCGCAATGATCGCTGCGCTTGCTTTGCACTGGCGCGCGGCGCTCGGCGCGCTCGTTGCTGCCGCGCTGTGTGCGCTCGGTTGGCATCTCGGCGCGGCGCACGTCTCCGCGCAATGGTCCGCTGAAAAGGCGGCAACCGCGCAGGCGACGTCGAAAGCGCTCGCCGCGGCGCTCGCAAATCAACAAGCCGCCGAATCCAAAGTCTCGGCTATCGAAACGCAGTTCAATGCAGAGGTATCGCAGCATGCGAAAGATGCTCTCGATTATCGCGCTCGCCTTGCTTCCGGCGCTGAGCGCGTGTCAGTCCGTGTCACCCGTTGTTCTCCCGCAGGCGAAAGCGCCGGCACCGCCGCAAGCGCTGATGGTGGCGCCGCCCGAGCAGACCTCGCTCCTGAGGTTGCAAGCGGCCTTGCAGAAGTAGCGGGCGCCGACCAGGGCGAGATTGATAAGCTGCGCGCGCTTCAGTCGTATGTTCGCGAGATGCAGGCGCGCGGGTACATCGAGCCGTGAGTCAATGCGCGCCGAGTTCCTTCAGAAGATCGTCGGCGAATTTGTTGCCGGCGCGGTCAAAGAAAACCTGAATCGATCGAATGCCGCCCTTGTTTGCCATGAGCCAGTCGATTTTCAGGCGCAACTCCGGCTTTATCGCGAGGTTGTATTTCTTTTCCTTCGCGCTCTCGACTACATCGGGGTTTTGCCAAGGAAATCGGGCTTTCTTTGCCGCCTCGGCGCGCGCCTGCTCCTTTAGGCGCTGGATTTC